ACTGCCGGCGCCCGTCAAGCTCGCCATCACCGGCACGCCGATGGAGAACAACCTGATGGAGCTGTGGTCGCTGCTGTCGATCACCGCGCCCGGCCTGTTCCCCAGCCCGACCCAGTTCCGTGACTACTACGCCCGCCCGATCGAGAAGGAGGACGACACCGGTCTGCTCGCGCAGCTACGGCGCCGGGTCCGGCCGCTGATCAAGCGGCGCACCAAGGAGCAGGTGGCCGCCGATCTGCCCGCCAAGCTGGAGCAGGTCCTCGAGGTGGAGCTGCACCCGAAGCACCGCAAGCTCTACCAGACCGTGCTTCAGCGCGAACGGCAGAAGGTCCTCGGCCTGATCGACGACCTGGACCGGAACCGGTTCACGATCCTGCGGTCGCTGACGCTGCTACGCCAGTTGAGCCTGCACGCCGGGCTTGTCGACGACGAGCACCAGAACCTGCCGTCCGCCAAGGTCGACGCGTTGGCCGAGCAGCTCCACGAGGTGACCGGCGGCGGCCACCGTGCCCTGGTGTTCAGCCAGTTCACCGGGTTCCTGGCCACCGTGCGGGCGCGGCTGGACGCCGACGGCATCGAGTACTGCTATCTCGACGGCAAGACCCGGAACCGGAAGGAGGTGTTGGCGCGCTTCAAGGACGGTGCGGCGCCGGTGTTCCTGATCAGCCTCAAGGCGGGCGGGTTCGGGTTGAACCTGACCGAGGCGGACTACTGCTTCCTGCTCGACCCGTGGTGGAACCCCGCGACCGAGGCGCAGGCCGTCGACCGCACCCATCGCATCGGGCAGACCCGCAACGTCATGGTGTACCGCCTGATCGCCAAGGACACCATCGAGGAGAAGGTGATGGCGTTGAAGGCGAGGAAGGCGGCGCTGTTCACCAGCGTGATGGACGACGGCAACATGTTCGGCACCGGCCTGGACGCGGACGACATCCGCGGTCTGTTCAGCTGACCCTCTTTTGAATAGGACACTATGTCGGCATGGCCGATATTCCCGACCTGACGATCCGGCAGATCGAGCGATGGTGCGACAAGCGCGTCCCCGCCCGGCTGCGAGACGAGATACGCGTGGAGTGCCGGCGCCGGGGGCAGTCGGTGACCATCGTCGAGCGGCGCGCGCCGTGGTCGCCGGACGTCGGCCCGGACTGGACCGAGCAGAAGATCGCGCAGCTACGGCTCGACGACAGTGGGCGCTGGTCGGTGTACTGGTCCGACAGCGCCGGCCGCTGGCGGACCTACCCGGACGCACCGCGTGCCGACCATCCGACACCGCTGCTCGCGGAGATCGACCGCAACCCGAACGGCGTGTTCTGGGGCTGAGCCGTCCTACCCGGCGTGGCCCGGGGGTCCGGTCGGTGGCAACCGGTAGCCTCTGTGCACCCCATCCCCTTCTCGCCGGAGGACCGAATGCTGGTCCTGCACGGATTCTGGCTTCCGAACGACGGCCTGTGCCTGTGGGCCGAGGACTCGGAGCGCACGGTCAAGAGCTCGAGCCAGGCGCTGCGCTCGGCGCGGCCACATCCGTATGCGGCGCCGGACGGCATCCTGGCCGGAATCCACCAGGGTAAGCCTGGTGAGGCGGTCCTGCGGCTGCCGTCGCTGCGCTCCGCTCCGCTGGACTCGCCGGAACTGATCAGGGTCGTCCCGCGCCCACCTGCCCGGTCGGCGGCCGCGCTGCTGCCGTGGACGGTTCCGGTCGTCACGCTCGACGCGGCCTCGGCGCTCGGTGCGCTGTCCGAGCCCGCCAAGGACATTCGGCACGGCGCCTCGTTGGACTACCTCGCCGAGCTGGCGGCGTTCGCCCGTGAGCTGGTGCTCCGAGGGCGGGTGCTGCCCACAGTCCAGCGCGCCGTCGGCGCAGTGCGCGCAGTCAGCGCCGTCGCCGGCTGGCGGCCGGTCCTTCAAGGACGCGATGTCGTCGCGCTGCACACGCTGGTCACCGCGATGCCACCGGTCTGCCGGGCCGTGCCGGGTCTTGACGATCCACACGAGCTGGTCACCGGCGCGCTGCGCGCGTTTGTGGACGCCGCGGTGCGCGAGACACTGCCTCCCGGCATCGACCTCACCCCCGTGCGACGGGGCCGTCGCCCCAAGCGGTTGCCCGCGGTCGAGGCGTGGCTGTCCGCGCTGTCGGCTCCGGACGGCCGGTTCGACGCGGACTCCGACGATCTCGACGTGCTCGTCGGGGCGCTGCGGCCCTGGCAGGACGTCGGCGTCGGCCGAACGTCGCCGGCGCGGGCGACGTTCCGGCTCACCGAAGACACCGCTGAGCCCGGTGCCGACCCGGAAACCTGGTGGCGCCTGGAGTTCCACCTGCAGTCCGTGGAAGATCCGAGTCTGCTGGTGCCCGCGGAGCGGGCCTGGCGCGACGACGGCAGCCTGAGCCGATGGCTGGCCCGCCCGCAGGAACTGCTGCTGACCGAGCTCGGCAGGGCCAGCCGGATCTACCCCGACCTGGCCAACGGTCTACGTCAGGCGCGGCCCTGCGCGCACGAACTCGACGCCGACGGCGCCTTCCACTTCCTGTCCACCGTGGCTCCCGCACTGGACGAGGCCGGCTTCGGGGTCCTGCTGCCCTCCTGGTGGGACGACCGCCGCAAGCTGGGCCTCACGCTGTCGGCACATACCCCCGTCGACGGTGTGGTGGCCAAGAAGAGCCGGTTCGGCAAGGACCAGTTGATGGACTTCCAGTGGCAGCTCGCCATCGGTGACGACACCCTCACCGAAGCGGAGATCGCCGCGCTGGCCGAGACCAAGACGTCACTCATCCGGCTGCGCGGCCAGTGGGTCGCGGTCGACCCCGATCAGCTCACACGCGGGTTGACGTTCCTGAAGCGCGAACCGACCGGACGCAAGACCGCTGCCGAGATCATCGCCATGGCCGCCAGCCACCCGGACGACCTGGACACGCCCCTGCCCCTGACCGGCGTGCGAGCCGACGGCTGGCTGGGCGACCTGCTGGGCGGCACGGTGGCCCAGTCGTTGCGCGCCGTGCCGACACCGGACGGATTCCTCGCCGAGCTGCGGCCCTACCAGCAGCGGGGTCTGTCGTGGCTGGCATTCCTGTCCTCGCTCGGGCTTGGTGCCTGCCTCGCCGACGACATGGGGCTGGGCAAGACGATCCAGCTACTGGCCGTCGAGTCCATGCACCGGGCGGAGCACCCGGACGCGGGCCCCACCCTGCTGCTGTGCCCGATGTCGCTGGTCGGCAACTGGCAGCGAGAAGCGGCGAAGTTCGCTCCCGACCTGCGGGTGTATGCCCATCACGGTCGGGAACGCCTGCGTGGCGAGGCGCTGGTTGAACGACTCGACCAGACCGACCTGATCGTCACCACCTACGCCACCGCGACCCGCGACATCAACGAGCTCGTCGACCACGACTGGCACCGGGTCGTGCTCGACGAGGCGCAGGCGATCAAGAACAGCCTGTCGCAGTCGGCCAAGGCGGTGCGGCGGCTACGCGGCGGGCACCGCATCGCGCTGACCGGGACACCGGTGGAGAACCGGCTGGCCGAGCTGTGGTCCATCATGGACTTCCTCAATCCCGGCATGCTGGGCTCCGCGGAGCTGTTCCGCACGCGCTACGCGATTCCGGTGGAGCGCCATGGACTCACCGAACCGGCCGAGCGGCTGCGCGCCATCACCCGCCCCTATGTGCTGCGCAGGCTCAAGACCGACCCGACCGTCATCGACGACCTCCCCGACAAGATCGAGATCAAGCAGTACTGCCAGCTCACCACCGAGCAGGCGTCGCTGTACCGGTCCGTCGTGGACGACATGATGGAGAAGATCGAGAGCACCGACGGCATCGAGCGCCGGGGCAACGTGCTCGCCGCGATGGCCAAGCTCAAGCAGGTGTGCAACCACCCGGCTCAGCTACTGCACGACCGCTCCACGATCGGCCGGCGCTCCGGCAAGGTGATCCGGCTGGAGGAACTGCTCGAAGAGATCATCGCCGAGGGCGACAAGGTCCTGTGCTTCACCCAGTACACCGAGTTCGCCGAGATGCTAGTGCCGCACCTGGCCGCGCGCTTCGGCACCGACGTCGCCTACCTGCACGGTGGCACGCCGAAGAAACGCCGCGACGAGACGGTCACCCGGTTCCAGTCCGACGGCGGCCCGCCGATCTTCCTGCTGTCACTGAAGGCCGGCGGCACCGGGCTCAACCTCACCGCGGCCAACCACGTGATCCACCTTGACCGGTGGTGGAACCCGGCCGTCGAGAACCAGGCCACCGACCGCGCGTTCCGGATCGGTCAGAAACGCAACGTCCAGGTGCGCAAGTTCATCTGCGCGGGAACCCTCGAAGAGAAGATCGACGAGATGATCGAGGAGAAGAAGGCCCTGGCCGACCTGGTGATCTCCGACGGCGAGGGCTGGCTCACCGAACTGTCCACAAGAGACCTGCGCGACGTGTTCGCGCTGTCGGACGGAGCTGTCGGTGAGTGACTGGTACCCGCCACCGTCACGCCCGCTCGCGGTCGAGGACGGGCTCAAGGTCCGCAGCACGCGCGGCGCGATCGGCGAGACCTGGTGGTCCGAGCGGTTCGTCGAGGTACTGGAGGAGATCGGTCTCGGCAGCCGGCTGCAACGAGGCCGCGCCTACGCCCGCAAGGGCCAGGTGATCTCGCTCGACGTGGACGCCGGCTCGGTCACCGCGCGGGTGCAGGGCAGCAGGTCACGGCCCTACCGCGTTCGTATCGGCATCACCGCGTTCGGCAAGCTGGACTGGGCCAAGCTGG